CTGGCTCCATATATTTACTGCACCAATTACGCCAGTCCCAACCACCCCAGAGACTACAACATTTGCCCCTGCGGATGTAGTAACCGTGCCAACCGCACCGCTTGCCGATACGCCCGTGACCGGTATTACGATGCTAAGAAGAACCTCGACCGTCCCGACTGCTCCTGTGGCTTCTACGCCTGTGACAGCAAGAACCTGATCAGTGACGACAAAGACCGTGCCTACGGCACCAGCAGCCTGAACGCCTGTGACAGCAGCCACCGCTGCCGCAGCGACAACTACATCACCAACTTCGCCTGTACCGGCTACGCCCGTAACGACGACATTCGCCGCCGCATTGATGGTGACGGTGCCGACCGCCCCTGTGGCCTGAACGCCGGTAACGGCAAGGACTTGATCCGTGACAACGAATACGGTGCCAACGGCCCCCGAAGCCTCAACCCCGGTAACAACCGCAACTGCCGAGGCTGCAACAACGACATCTCCTAACTGGCCGGTAGCCTCAACACCCGTGACGGAGATAACTTGGTCGGTGACGACAAAGACGGTGCCGGTCTGGCCCGTGGCCTCAACGCCTGTGACGGGGACATTTGCCGCCGCAAAGACAAGAACCGTACCGGTCTGGCCTGTAGCCTCAACCCCTGTAACGGGGACAATTGACTGGGCCGAGACAACAACAGATCCTACCGCACCCGTTGCAGTAAGGTTGCCAACACCTTCGCCCCAGCCTTGTTCGCCCCAGCCTACGCCGGAAGCGTTCCAACCGTCGAAGGCGACTATGACGCCTGCCACGGCCCTTTGCCTAACTTAATTAGGCGATACGAAGGATCGCGGTCGTCGAAGTCGCAGCCGGGAACTGAATGGTGAAGTTACCTGCCGTCGAGGTCTTATCGCCACCAAACGCCAGAACTGCCACAGCCTTGTTGCCTTGGGTCTCGTTGTAGATCAACGCACCGTTGGAAGTCAGCGTGGCGCTGTCCCAAGTGATGTCGTCGAAGTCGAGCCAAGCAGTCGTACTCGTAAAAGTCGGAGCCTGCGAGATCGTCAGCGTCTTGCCACCCGCCACGTAGTTCGTACCGGACGAAGACACTTCGTTTGAAGTGGTATACGCCGTAGTTGAAGCACCGAGCGTAGCGGAGGACGTATATAGCGCAATCTTGAAGACATCCGCAGCCGTCGAAGCCCGAATCACGCCGGTTCCGAAGTTGTGGATACCGTCCAGAATCTCGACCTTGAACGATGTCACCATTGCCTGAGAAATAGCCATCTCAATCTCCTAGATGCTTTGCAGCATCACTGAATCCGTTTTCAATAAGGATACGACGCGCATTCATCCGTTCAGACTCTTGCGCTTCTTGCAGGTACTTCACAAGTACCCGGTTTAGTTCTTTCTCCGTTTGTACACGAAGAATGCGGGTGGTAGCCCGTTCAGCAATTTCTTCCGGAGTGTAACCCCGATTGCTCGTGGTCTGGACAAACACCTGACCAAGTTCCATATCGCCTGCAAAACTCATGTTACTGGCACTCTAACTTGCCCAGAACGGTACGCATCCTGACGATCCAGACCATCACCAAGGCGCTTCAGTTGAGCGACGGCTTCCTGATACTTCTGGTCGTAGTAGCCCATCATGTCGGCTTCGCCCTTGAGATAGGTATATGCCTCCCTGAGCGAGCCATACAGCAATACCGTCTCAAAGTTATCACCAAGCCACGAAGTTGAACTCGTGACGATGGAGGGCGGGTAGTAGTAATAGTGCAGTTCAGCCGTGTACGCGAGATCGGGAGTAGGCCCGAGGATCATGCTACTGTTGTTCCAAATAGCGTAATACTGCGGCTTGCCATACGAGTTCGGCGGCGGGTACGAAGCACGGATGAAGTTCACATCCTTGTTCAATAGGTACTCGTATTCACCCGTGGTCGGGTCGATCACTGCAAGCGAGAACGTCGAGAGCCAGTCAGACGGCAACGAGAAATACTGGAAGTTAATCGTCATCGTGCCAGTGACGTTCTTACGAATGGCAGGAATCTGAACGGAGTTATAAATCCTCTCTTCGGCCAACTGCACGAACGTAGGGATATTCGCTACGAAAGACGTTTCCGTGCTTTCGCAGTAATCCTGAATCAACGTTGAGAGTTGACTATAGTTCACGACCAGCCAGCCCGTACCTTGCCGTTATACTGCAGGTTAATCTGCGAAACGAACTTCGTGCCCTTGGTGGCAGCGCCAGCACCCTTCATCTTCATGTGGGTGACGCCCTTATTGACATCCTTTTCAGGATAGCCATTCTCACCAGTCGAGTCGGTGTTCGGCCTAATCTTGCCGGGGTTCAGTTCTTTCATGGTACTTACCTCGGGCCAGACGAGCCGCGCATCGGGCTACGCTGGTTCATCACCTTAGCCATGCCACGACCGTACTTCTTCATTTCAGCATTGGTCTTGCCGCCAGCACGCATTTTCTTCGTGCCGTGCATACGGCTCTCGTGAGCCTTGACCTCTTCCCGTGCGACCTTACGCATACCGTTCTTCATCTCAGTCTCCTAGGTCGTAACGACCGTAACTGTTCCTACCTCACCGGTTGGTGCCAAGGTATTTGGCGTCAACCCTGCATCATACGAACTGGCCCCGCCAACCGGGTTCCAGCCCCACTGAATCATTCTACTACCGCCTGCGCCGTTGTTACCTTCTTCAAAGTAACTCAGGTCAGGTCTTGGGTTCCTAAGTGCCTGCGGGTCATCCACCGGGTACAGACCCAGCGACAACTGCGGCTGATCAGGCTCCCAGCACTCCGGACAGACCAAGATGTTTACGTTCTTGGTCTTGATCACCAAAGACTTTAACTGGCGAAGTTTGAACCGGAAACCGCACCGGTCGCACTCCGCGATAGCATGTTTGCCACTTGCATACCGATTCGGCATTAGTAACCACCCAAGAAACTCTCACGTGGCACAAACCGAACCGCAGCCTTTTCCCGATCCTCACCCGCTGCCAACTCCCAAGCCTCGTCGTACTGCGCCTTCAGGATCGGCGTACGCGCATCCGCGCCGGGTATCTTCATCGACAGCATATAGGCCAGCCCCGCCACCAAGCAGGGCAGGAAACGGAACGGGATGTCCTGACCGTTAGACCCCACACCGGGATCAAACATACGCACGAGTCGCGTATAGACCAGCGTCCAAGTGGTTGTGTTATCGGGCAGGGGCCATACCGTGAACTGCGGCTTTACGATGACATCATCGGCACCGGTAGCACCCGTGCGGCGGTTGATCCAAATCTGAATTGGACGGCCCGTCGCGTTCTTGTTCGGGATAGAGAGGTACGTGCTGGATGAGATGCGCGTGATGTTGATGTCTTGCTGGTTCGTCCCCGTGCCTGTGCGGATCACGTGGTCAAGCAGGTCAACCGTGTCTACGTCCAGATCGTACGTACCGACGTTGTAGGTCAGCGTCTTGGTCTCAGTCTGCAGCGTCCAGAGGTTGATGCCTCGGTTGGCCCAGTCCATAAGCAAGAGGGCAAGGCTACGCTTAGACGTACGGAAGTCATAGCCCGTACGTAACTCAGCCCCACAACGCTCAAACGCCTCCTCAATGATCGTATTGAGATCAAGATTAAAGTCGGTTGTGGCTGTAGTTTTGTAGGCCATTTACATCCCTCGCCGTCTGTACGGCCTTACTTTTTCTTTAACACCCTTGGGCTGCGCGACGAACTGCTTGCCTTGGGCTTTACCCTTACGTTTGACGGCGGTGGTACGGGCATACTCCGAAGGCGAGAGAGCCTTGATCGCAGCCTCTGGTAAATACCTTTCACCCGTGTCAGAAGATCGTTTACCACTCTTCGTTCTCCACTTCTGCTGCGTCCACGCTTTAAGGGACTGTTGAGGAGCCTTCATCCGCGATACCCGCCGCCTTTGGCCTTGTACTGTTTCGCCAGCAACTGCGCTTTTCTTGCGCTCCACTGCCCCGCTGCAGTACCCTGTACGGCCCGGCCCTTGATTGATTCAAAGAGCCGCTTACGCATACTGGGCTTGGTATAATTTCCCGCCTCGTTCACGCGGCTCTCGCCTCCCTTGGCGTAGGTTTTGATAGGTCTCCCAGTCCCAATTACGGGTTTTTCGTCCCCCCGGCGTTTTGCTCGGGGGACTTTTTTGGGAGATATCGCACCCATGCCACGGGAAGGCATCATTAGCACTTACCGCCGTACGCCATCTTGACCATCTTGCCCTTG